GTACTGCACAGCGTGTCTATATGAGTTTTAACCCACTCCCCTATAAAGCGTATGGGGGGGTCGTCACTCTGTGTGGTCATGGTTTGAAACGTCGTTTGATGTTGCATGATCTGTGTGCAGGTGCAAGGGGGCTGTTGGGGTTTGCAGGGTCTATGTGGTCTGCTTGCCACGGGTCGTTGGGTCGTGGTGGTTCGTGGCATATCCAACAGATGACAGCGTTTTGGCGTACTTGTTTGGCTCTTCGTCTGTAGTCGCCTTGGTAGTGGGTACGTTTGTGGTTTCTTCGTTGTTGTCGTTCTGATTCGCATTCGGGGCATCGTGATCCGTTGGTGGTTGTTGTTCCACAGCTGAGGCATGGTTTGGGTATGGTCATTCATCCTCATCGGGTTCTTCTTCGATGTACCAAACGTCTTGATGGTTGTTGTGTCTGTACCTGTGGTGTGAGGGGTAGTGGTAGCAGGGGGGTGTTGCTGCCGGGGTGGGGTCATTCAATGAATGAGTGTTCATTTCCTGTGGCTTCCGCTATCGGGGTGATGCCTGTGGCTTGTTGGAATCGTTTGCATATTACGTCGCAGTAGTGGGGATCTAGTTCCATGAGGTAGGCGATACGGCCTGTCTGATGCGCTGCTATGAGTGTGCTTCCTGATCCGCCGTATAGATCAAGAATTGTTTGAGGGTTGTCTGCTTGTTCAATGCACCATTCCATAACTTTTACAGGTTTCATTGTTGGATGATGTTTGACTTCCCCTGACCAATGGTGGCTCAGTAATCTGCATTGTTTATCCAAATCTGTCCATGCCAATTCAAACTCGCTGAATGAACGCCCATCATTTTTTTTATGCCAACAAAGCCAATTATTTGTTACAGGTAGGTGATCTGCAAAATAGTTACCGCCCCAAACAACGTGTTGCTTTGCGAGACCAATATGTATAAGAACATTGGGTGTTTCTTCATCCCAAGAATTACCACGTTCAAAGTCTTTTTTGCCTGCGCCAAGAGTCATTTTGTTGGCATTTATACCGTAGGGAGGATCAGTTAGCAAAAGGTCAATCATTGAACGATTTGTAAGTTTGTTTATATCGGTTGGGCTTGAGGAGTCACCACACATCAACCTGTGGTCTCCCAACAGCCACACATCACCCAACACGGTTTTAGATGGCGCATCGTCAGGCACAGCATCAGGATCACCTTCTATCGGGTTGCCTGTCTCCATCTCCAAATCCTTGAGCAGTTGGTCTAGATCTGATGGGTCAAAGCCTGTGCCATCCAACTTCAGTTCCGTATCCATCAAAGCCTTCAACATTTCCACCAAAGCAGAGTCATCGTAGGAAGCGAGGTCGTTGGCACGGTTGTCGATTAACAAGATGCGTAAAGCCTGCTCATCATCAACATCAACATAGGTGGCAGCTATGTCTTTCCATTTCAAGGCTTTGGCTGCCTTGTAGGTGTGGTTCCCGGCAAGGATGAACCCGGTTGATTGCTGTACGACGATGGGCCTGTATTGCCCGTGTTGTTCTAGGGAGAGGCTGATTGCGCCAACATCGCCTTGCCGTACGTTCTGTGGATGTGGTTTGAGTTGGGTGATCGGGGTGGCTAGGGATTGTATTTCAGGTCGGATCACAGGGTTCCTTTGATTGGCAGGTTTATTCAGCGTTAATAAAGTGATGCATCTTGGTTGTCACATCCTCTATAGGTGTGCCATCTTCAAGGGCTTGCAGCAGTTGCCAAATGAGTTCTACCGCACGATCACTAAAACTGATTCGTTGGCGTAGTTCTGCCACCACTTCGTTCAATCGTTCGTTGCTAACCCGTAGGTCATCGGTAACGCTCTTGTAGTAGTCAGCCTCATAAGATTCGCTCATGTGTTTAGTCTGCCATATACATCTAGGATTTATCCACAGGCTTCTATTTTAGAACTGATTTAATACGTGCCAACGCAATTTCAATGTATTCCGCTGATTGTTCGATACCAACAAAATTGAAGCCTTCTGATGCTGCTGCTTTACCTGTTGAGCCTGAACCTGTGAACGGGTCAAGCACAGTACCGTTTGGTGGGGTGACCAACCTGCACAGGTAGCGCATCAGTTCTGTTGGTTTGACCGTTGGATGGTTATTGTTTGCGCCTTCGTTACGATCCTTCTTGTTGGCCTTAGCACAATAAAAAAACCGTGCAGCAGATTGATCAGGTTTATCAAAGGGAAATAGTTGTAATACTTCGTCTGAACCGTCATGAATAAAGTTTGCCGGGAAACGACCAATAAGAGTTGATTCAGTATTCGTGCATTTAATTTCTTTCACGCCAAAGTTGTTGGTCACTGAATCATTGTTGAGATTACTTCCCGTGTACTTACCAAGAACCGTCTTTTTATCCCAATCATCTGAAATAACCCTGCAACCATCTAGATTGATGCCACCGACACCATAAGTCAAAACGTTGGTTGCCACAGTCCCATCTAGCGGTTTACGAGCCATCACTATCGGCTCATGCGCAGGCTTCAACGCAGTACCCCAACCATCCCATTGTTTTGCTTCATCTGTCATTGGGGTTTCGGTTCTATCGCATTGGCAGGGATTCGCAGAAGCCAAAGCCTTTAAGCAAATAGCGCAACGCCTGTTCTTACTTATTTCTCCAACTTCGCCTTTTTCTTGCATTGACAAAGTGGGCCACTCCTCACGAACTGCACCTGATTGTTTGTCTATTGCCTTACTGATGTTCAACGATTTAGGAAACCCTGACCCATAAACCCACATGATTTGGTCACGTATCTGAAACCCTGCATCCTCAATAGCGCAAGCCATACGGTGATAAGTCCGTGAACCACCAAACGACAACAAATGCCCACCGGGTTTTAGTACACGCAAACATTCCTGCCACATCTCAACGTCGTAAGCGATACCTGAAGCATCCCAAGACTTCCCCATGAAACCCAATTCATATGGTGGATCAGTAACGATGCTGTCAATACTCTTATCAGGAATACTTTTTAGAACCTTTTTGCAATCCCCGTTAAATAGGTTCGTTTGCATTAGCAACCTTCCGTCGTTTGTTGATCTCTTGCTGCAGGACATAAACGGTTCGTAGTAGTTCGTCTGTTTCGTTTTCGCCTCGTGGCACGACCCGTTGCAGGAAGTAGATTGCTGATTCAATGTCTGCGATCTTCATAGGTGATTGACTCTAGATCAGATTGGGTTGGGGATAGCAGAAAGCCCCACCATCTTTCAGGTAGGGCTTCTACTTCTCAGGGGGGGAGAATGTGTTTATTCGGGTTTGCGTATGATCGTGAACACTAGATACCCGGCGCAACCTAGAAACAGGTATGCAAACCCGTACCTGTCAGCACTTATCTGAACGTCAGCAGACTCATCAAGGCCACCAACCATTGCTAATGCTGCCAACACAAGGGTGAACACAACCCATTTCTTTGTTCTGTTCCATCGACGTTGATCAACGACTCTCATGCTGTGCCACCATTTGTTGATAGTCCCACCGGTATTCAGGTTGGCGTTTGTTGCACGTAGGGCAAGTGAACTTGTTGCCTGAGATAGTCCAATCATTACCTTGACACCTTCTGCGTAGTTCTGTGGCACTACTGAAAGCGTGATACCCATACACATATTGGCACTTGTCGCACTTGGCGTGGAAGGATCTTTGAACTCCCATGATTACTTCTCCTTCTTATCTGCTTGACGATCAGCTGTTGCATCACGTACTTCCCATTTGCCTCTACCCAACTTGCGGAACACATCAGGCCTGCTATCTATGATCTTCAATGCTGTTGGTAGTGATGAGCCGATTGCTTCTGCTAACTGCTTGCTGCTGATCTCAGCGAACAGGTTGTTGGTTGCCCATGCCAATGCGGTTTGGGTTGGGTTGGCACGTTTTGTTTTCTTTGGTTGGTCGATGATGCCAAACACAAGTGCGCTAACGCTTCTATCAATGCTGTAGTACGCAGTTAGTTCTTGTGCGGTCATGCCGGGGTTTGCTTCACGGCAGTAGTTGGCACGTTCTGTTTCAAGTTGGGTGAATCGTTGCTTATCCATCAGATGCCTACCCAAACCCTGATTGGTCGATGATGGCAGGATGGCCTTGCGGATTTGATGTACCGATCCGTTGGCGCACACACATTGTTTCGTGCTGCCCGACGCATTACTGCACCCATTGCACGATTGTCATGTGTCTCCAAAGTTGGGTGAACGTCTTGCATCCATTCCCACACATCATCTGTGGTGAACCCGTCAAATTGCATTGCGAGCATCTGCACCACCTTCCCTGCCTCTTCCAACCATTGTTCGTTGGCGTTCTGTTCAACCTGATCGATTGCCTTGTGTTTGATGGCAACGATTTTGAGTGAATCAAATAGTGATTGTTGGTTCATGTTGTTGTCTCCTTGTGTTGTTGTTTTACTTGAAAGATTTGATTGATTTGTATTCATCCTTGTTAATCGCTACTTCTGTGAACTTGCCATTAACAGGCCGTACGATGAAATAGTTTCCTGACCAATCGCCATAGGCATTGTTGGTTTCTGCCTTAATGGTCTCATCGATAAATCGTTGTGCTTCTTTCTGCGTACCAAAAGAATGCTTGCTGGCGTGTCCATCTACAACCCACGTAAATGGGTTGCGATGAAGGTAGGCGTTGCACGAAGTGATCTCATTGGATCTACGGATCTCAATGCCGTTGTAAATGACAGTCTTTTTAATTGTGATATTCATGTTGTTGTCCATACAGTCATTATACACATTTGTAGAGGTTTGGCAAGTATTGTTCAACACCCCTGTTTTGCGCTGTTAGGAACATCTGCCCCAAACACCCGACCCACGCCCCCAAACGCCTTAGAAGCCCACACAGCCCCCTATTTAGGGGATTCAACAACCTATCTTCAAAGAACCTCAACTTCTGCGTACAGGCCATTTGCATCTTCTAGGCGTTCACGGCTCAATTTGGCGTATTCCCCATTGAGTTCACAGCCGATGTAATCCCTGCCTAGTCGATTTGCGACAACCCCAACTGTTCCTGATCCACTGAAAGGATCAAAAACGGTATCGCCTTTTCTTGAAGATGCCAAAACACAAGGTTCAACCAACGCCTCAGGCATAACAGCAAAATGAGATCCCTTGAATGGCTTTGTTGGGATACTCCAAACGTCACGTTTATTTCTAAAGCCTGTATCTGTGTATTCCTGCCCTGATTTGGTGTTGTGTTTTGGGTCGTCGCTGTCGCCATATTTGTTCCCACCAAACCTGATCTTTGTTGTGCCTAGATTGGCTGATGGTTCTTTGATTGCATCATTGTCAAAATAGTATTTGGCAGATTTTGTGAGCATAAAAACGTATTCATGGCTCTTTGTGCATCTGTCTGTTACTGATTCAGGCATTGGGTTTGGTTTATGCCAAATAATGTCTTGACGTAGGTACCAACCGTCTGCTCTAAGCGCAAAAGCAAGCATCCACGGTATGCCAACCAAATCTTTTGGTTTCATCCCTTCAGGGACTATTCCACCTGTTTTGTGTTCTAGATGACGTTCATTGTGAGTTTTGCCTAGATTGCCTGCAGGCCCTTTACCTGAACCTGAGTAGCTATCACCAATGTTGATCCATAGAACACCATCGTTTGCCAATACTCTTTTGACTTCACGAAAAACTTTGACCATTGCATCTATGTAATCTTGTGGGTTTTGTTCCAACCCTATTTGGTCATCATTCCCGTAATCCCTCAAACCCCAATATGGTGGGCTAGTGACTACACATTGAACTGAACCATCAGAAATCTCTGATATTCGGTGCAGCACATCTCCAACTAATATTTTTGCTTTCATTTTTCCCTCTTCTGTTTAGAAACCCCAATGGTGTAATCCACCATCACCATACAACTCTACAGCCATCCTGAGGTTGCATTTCCACTTCAACAGCTGCTCTAAACCGCCACCACAAACCTCACGGGTTTTGGTACGCCATGAAGAGTTGATTTGGAATACCCCTGAATCGTAGGTTCCGTTCCTGTTCAATGTCCAAACGATCTTGCCACGTTTATCCCACCGAGCATTGATTGCATTAACTCTGCACCTTGACTCCCTATAAGCAATGTAAGTAAAGAACGTGACAGGAAGCCCTGCTGCAGCAATCTCAGGTTCCAACCGCCTGCATCGATCACCATTTGCAACACGCTTCACCAACCATGCCGGGGCAACCACCCTCTCAGCCTGAACAGCAGTTGGAGTAAACAAAACTAACGCAAATAGAACTACACAAAACTTTTTCAACAGATTCTCCTACGGTCTAACAGCTGTGCTGTGCCATGAATAATTGGTGTGAGTCGTAGCCGACATTTGATGCAGGTATTTCTTCCTGACTCACTTCTAGTTGTTGTCACCATCATAACCTTCAATCACCTGTACCGAATGTATTTATCGTTGTTGTTGGGTGGCATTATTCACCACCTGATTTATAAATGTTGTAGAACAAAACCCTGTCCCCCCCACACTTCGCATTCCTGCAGGTGGCCGTGACAATGTTTCTAGCCGACACCTTTTGTTCCTCTTCCCGACGTATCTTCATTGGCATGAAGGCGTTTTTTGATATGGGGGAACGATCCCCCTTTCAGGTCACGAATCACATACCCAACACATATCAGTTTGATTTGGGGTTAGCGCAATGCACCACCACTTGCGTGGATCGTCTAGTTGTTACAAACCTCACAATTCGTAGCCCTTGAATACACGGCTGCACCATCAGGGAAGTTCCTGTGCGGAAACCTCACCACGTCACCATGCTCATCCGTGATGACCACAAAGCCTGTACCACCACACTTCTCACACTCAGATGATTCACGCCGGGGAGACAGCACCATGTCGATACAGGAAACAAGTTCAGGTAAAGAAGGGAAGAACTTGCAAGCGTTCAAAACGTGATCAATGAGATCGGCAGCACGTTCCGTTGGGAAACCCAACAGTTCTGCCCTGCGAGTCCACAAGGCTTTCACCTTGATGTCAGCAACTTTGGTGGATGGGTAAGCCCCCATCAGACGATCAACAAGAAGTTCAATCTCTGTGTTATTCACAGGGAACCTCATATAAACTTTGCATATCAAACCTCTTACGTTTGGTCATACCCCCAACAGTTTGCGCTGTGTGGGGGTTTTTACTTCTCTAGAACACTACAACCATTATGCCCGAAAACTACACAGGTTCAATCCCATGATGCTGAACATAATCTGACAACCACATAACAACCAACCCATCCTTCATACCGTCAGGCATCGCCACCAACATAAAAGGTCGATGATCCCCGTGAGGTCTAGCTGCTTCAGATTGCATCTCACACCTCAGGAACGCTGTTAGAACAGGTTTGATCTGTGCGCCTGCTTTGATTTCCACACGCACATCACCACCCCACAACTCTTCATGGCGTGAATTAACACCACCAATACCCAACTGTTTACGTGCAACACGAGCCTTACTATCACCCTTAGATCTGTTCCGTTTGCCCCGGCACTTAGGGCATTCACATCCCCTGATGTGTCCTAGTGGTCTTTTGCGTGGCGTACCGAACAAACCGCATCCACAAACACAATCGGCTTTTACACCACCAACAAGATCAGACATTGCGTGTAGTCCTTACTCCAACAATACTGCCATCTGCATACTGTCTTTCAAAGTTACCGTACCCACGACGCATCGCACGACGCTCACCCGGTAGCAAGCCACCAAACAAACCCCAACGATCATCAACAGAATCAATCTGCAACGCTAGATCCAAACACGGCAACCTGACAGGGCAGGAATAGCAGTACGCCAAACCCTCATCCCACCTTGTTTGCTTCAACGTATCGTGAGGAAAAAATATCTTGGTATCGACACCTTTGCAGGCTGCTCTGTCACGCCATGACAGGTCACCCATCGCCTTTGATATCCAATTCACGCTGCTCCCATGTCCACACGTAATAGCCGTGAGTGAGTGTGATGCGTGTATCCCACGTCATCCAATCTTGTGAATATCGCCTGACTAATGGTGCAACGTATGAGTTGTAGGTCATTTCATAATTGTATTTGTCCCAACAATCGCCAACAAACCTAAGAACAATTCTGTTGCCTTTTGGGTAAACCTTGATCTCATAATGATCTTCTTCTGTCATTACTGTCATATCTGCCTTCTTTTCTATTGTTGTATTACTTCCCATGAATGGATGCCAATGATCAGCCATTTTGAATCAACTCCTTAATACGCATGCAGGCTTCACGGCCAAAGTTGGTGGCCACAGCATCACTGCAGGCATCCCATAAATCTTGGTGCAGACGCTTTTGTTTACCAGCCAAAGTTTCTGACGGGTTGTCGATGCGCTGTTCCGGTGGGTACTTATCCCTGTGCAAATAGTGGACGTAAGGATGGCAACCATCCCGAAGTTCGTTCAACTGGAACACCAAACCAGCACGGTGCAAGTTGCTCAAAGCACTTGACGATTGGCCGTGGTGCAAATTCAGGGCCCTACCGACCGCAGCATACGTGACCCCGTTGTATAAAGGTTCTAGGACCTCAAGGACCTGCCGTTGTCGTAAGGCTAGTTTACCTGAACTGACTTCTTCCAAAGCCCTGCGTTGCGATGACTCACGGCCAACGGAACCACCAGTGCCTTTATAGAAAGCCCAAAGGGACTCCCCATCATCAATTAGTTGTTTATCTGTCTCATTCATTTTTTGCCCCTTTAACTTGAATCGTTCTACAAGATCATTGTTCTTCATCTAACGGCTCTTCCATGAGCATTTGGATTGTTGTGCGGAGTTTGTCAATGTAATCAGCGCATTCATTTAAAGCCCACGCTGCTATCTGGTCACTGCCTTTGCCTAAAGCAAACTCATTTGCCAAAGCCCTCAACAAAATTGGATCATTCATTTAAGCCACCTTCTTTTCTCTGATTCGTCGACTACTGAAAGCACCCAAAAACCATTCATCACCCCACACAGAATAAGGGTGCAACCCGATTCTGCAAGCGTACTCATCAGCCTTACGCCAATGAATTCTTCTACCATGACGCCATTCCATGACAGTCATACGGCCAACTCCTAACCGCTCAGCAACAATATGGTCAGGGACACCCTCAAACTTTCGCAGCAAAGGCAAACCTGAAATGTAAATACCGGGCTGGACCTGTTTCATTGCAGGGCCTCCTTCAACTCCGTTAAAGCCTTAATTACAAGGGATGCTTCACGAGTAGTCAGGTCCTCAACCGAGTTGATTTCCCTGCCAAGCGTATTCGTGGCCATCGCACTGACAGAATCAAGTTTGCATTCACGGACCAATTTGGCCACAAAATTCTTCTGCGCTGTCGATATGCCACCACCAGATGCTTTTTCACCAATCGGGATCACGTTGGTGTCAGGTTTTGGTTTCTCAGGGGCCACACGTTGCTGCGGAGCGTGCGTGGTGGGGTGATCCTCACGGTCGTTTTGCCTGTTACGGACCTCGTTAGAAGTAGCGATGCTGTTCCGTACGCCTACCCCCATCATGCCTAAACATCGCCCAAGTGAACTCGTTTCGCAGTTCATCATTTCACTGTTTTTTGTGAAGGTTGTTTGGCCCGGGAAAGGCTCCCACGCTGTTGCCACACTAGGTAGCGGATCATCTGGTGTGCGCCAAGCCCGTGTTGTCACCTCAATAAAGGTGCGATCATTTATGGTCACAACTTTGGGGGGATCGCATTGGATGCGTAAACCCTCCCCCCACTTCTCCAACGCCAGTTTCAAGCGTTCTGCCACGTCGACGTAGTTACTCATGTCAAAAGCCATGATTTATTTCCCCTTTCCTAAACGCATCACCCGAATTGGTGATCCTGTTTTGAGATATTTACCGTAAAGATCAGGATGTTCTTCTTCAAAACGTGCCTGATCAAAAGAAGTTCTGCCCTTCTGCTGCTTCCACGAAAGGACCGTGTATCCGTCCGCCACAACGCTTTCAGCGTCAAGCATCCGTTGCGCAATCATGTCCTTTGCGTAATCCTTGGCCTTCTTTGCATCCTTTTCCATTTTGGAAGAAGTCTCGTAATCAGTGATCCAATTGACAAGGTCTTCATCCGCTTCAATCGTGGCACCGGGAACAGGCTGATACAACGCTTGTATTTGCTCTGCGGTCAACCATTCTTTGTACTCATCAGGCATGGTGCCTGCGTCCAGCAATGCGCCTAATTCTTCTGACGCATAGTTGAGTTGGTCAACAAGGTCTTTTTGAATTGGCATGTCGACAAGCACCAAACGTTGCCGTTTGTCAAACACCACAAAACTTACTGAGAAGCCTGTGCACCAATGCTGAACGTGGCCTTGCATAATCCATGAAGCAGGCAAATCTGCTGCACTATCAATCGCATAAGCGCTGGTCACTTTGGCTTCCACAATGTGGGCATCGTGTTGGTTTACGAAGTCCAGCGTGGCAATCCATCTGCCTTTCAAATACATCTCGTCAGGAGTAACCAGTTGCATCCGTAGTTGTTGTGAAGCGTATTCACCCAACGCAGGCTCAAAAATAATGCCTTTAATCATTGCTGCAGTTGGCGGTTTGATTGTTGGTAGAGATAGTTTTTCCACCGCTAAATCCGCACGGGTTGTGTACTCACTTACTCCCATCAGCGCACCTGCTTCGGATGCGCCAAAGATTACTTTCCCGTTTGGGTCCCGATGCCTTAAATTAAGCCATTCTTGTGAACCGTGCTTGGGTTTGGGTATTGCTGTCTCAAACATTCTTGTTCCCTTCTTTTGTTGGTTGTTGTTATTAGATCAAATGGGTGTGACAGGCTTCTTTCTGTCTTTCAGATACTGCGTATTTGCTGTCTTACATGGCTGGCAAGGAGATTCTCCATTGCGCAAATGTCGACGGTATGCCGCGAATGTCCCACACTGAGCAGTAATTTTTCTACCCATTGGGTCTCCTATTTTTTTGTGTTGTGCCATTTAGCGTGGCGCATTGCTTCTACTTGTGTGAAGGCTTTGCCTGCGTACGTGACACGTTCGCCACAGGTGCAAACGATTGTGTAGTCACCTGCACCATCCCATGTCTCAATGGCAGGTGAGATGATTTGTACTGAATGAGTATTAGTGGTTGTTGTCATACCTGAAGTATATACACATAATTTAGCATTACGCAAATACCCTCAAAATGGCCATTTTTGGCGGTTTTATGGGGGTGCAGGGCTGGGGGAGAAGGGGGAAAACCCCCAACCCTGCGGAAATGCCCCCTGCGCAGAGGGGGACGACCTGATTGAACTTTACTTCACTGGTGTGCTGAATGGTTGCAGAAACTGGACACTTTCGACCATTCCCGAAGGCACATACAGGGTGTGGTCCGCAAACCCGTCAGGGCTAACAGACTGGACCAGAGTTACGTGGTCCTTTTTGCCCCCCTCAATTTCTGGCACAAGCCAGCCACAAGACATAATTATGTGGGGGTCCTGATCCTCTTGATCAAGGGTATGCCACTGGCCTTCGCCTGCGTGGGCATCACGCCAAAACAACACCACAGTTTGGTACGGCAGATCAGCCATGACTGTAGAAATCTTTTCCTCTGTAATGTGCCCAACCATCTCTGATTGCAATTTGCTCATAAACAAACCTCCCATCACCTTCCTCAAACGTGACAACTGCGATTCCTTGCTGCCAATCCTCGGATCGGTACAAAGGTCGACCATCAAAGTCCATCCCACTCTTCGTTGAAGGTACAGCACCATCCGTGCGAGCGAGGCAACCCGGTGACGCAGCCATAATGGTTCTTGCCCCATCCCAATCATCCCGTGTGCGTTCAGCCCACTCACGCCTGTGGATGTGGCCGTAGATCACGCTTGTCTTTTCTGCACCTAAATACTTGTGCGCTGTCGACCCACCTGAAGCAACCTTGTCACCGTGTATCACCCGTAGACGCTGGTTGATCCAAACGTGCGCTGCTGGATACCCTGGCCTGTACTCAACCCCATATTCATCCATCCGCAACAAGAAAGGGACGCTCATTACAGGCCAAGATGAAGGCCTGTTTCCTTGTCGAATGCCAAACGCTGCTGAAGCATTGTCAAGCAGGTAGTTGGGGATGCGTTCTTCGTGGTTGCCTGCGAGCCAGATGATCTGGGCGTTAGGTGCAGCGTCACGGACCTGTGCGCAAAGTAATGTGCCACGGTCAATAGAGGCCTGCATTGTTCGTGCAAAAGCAGGTGACAGTCGATATTTACCAAACTCTGGTGCGTCAAGGTTGTCCCCAACCATCACAACAATTGTCGGGTTGACTGTTCGCAAAATATCCAATGCCACGCTCAATGCCTGTTCACAATGGGTTGGTTGCAGTTGGTCTGACGCATCACGGTAATAGCCGATCTGCATATCAGGAAGCACAACACAACGGGACCAACCGTCGGCCACCACAGGCTGCGGTTTACGTGAAGCAAGTTTGATTGGTGTCCCAGCCTGCACAACAGGCCATTCA